AATGGGCGCATTAAGTCTTACAAACATTTTTGACAGCGTAATTAAAGGACTTGGCTAATGGCTGAAATAACAACTAAAGAAGAATTTCGTGACAGAATGTCTACTCTTTATAGGCGTATCAATGAAGAGCAAACCAAGATTAAAGAGTCTCCTGGTCTAAGTGCCGAAGCAAGCGGAGCATTAAAAGTTCGTTCTGAATTAATTTATGATTTTGTCAAGACACAAATTGAAGGTCAAAAAAAGTTTGGTTCTTACGGGGTAGACAAAAAAGGCAATCCAACGGTTATATATACCGTGCCTAAAACAATGACTGATTTGTTGGCTAGATTTGAAAACCAAAAAACTAGAATGACAGCAGCAGAACTTGTTGCTCCACTGGTATCAAAGATTAATCTTGGCGCTCTTGGTCAAATTGATAACCCTGCGTTTTACGAATTAAAAGTCACCCCTGCCCAATTAAAACAGGTTGACAAGATTGGTGCTGGTGGACCAATTGGTCCTGTAGCCAGTGACACAACTGTTGCGGTTACTGGTCCTACTGGGGCTACGGGTCCTACTGTCCCTGGTAGAGCAGGTGGTGGTACAAAAGTTGGTGCTACTAAAGTCATCAATGGCGTAACGAATACATGGGATGGCACGAAGTGGGTCCCTGAAAAGAAAAAAGTTAAAGTTGATTGGGAACGAAAGTTCCGTGAAATGTTTCCAGATAAAATTTGGATGCTTGACATTGACCGCACTAAATATGCCGATGTATTTAAACTGTTCCAGAAATCCGTAGAAGGTGAAGTTTACAGAACTGCTGAAGGTCAAGCCCGTTTCAAGGCGCAACTAGAAGGCACATCTTTTGTTAAGGAACTTGCTTCCACCGACAAGGTGCGTCAAGTTAAGGCTGTGGTTGGTGACCTTGGGTTTGATTCAATGCCGTTAAATAATTTTTTAACTAAAGCAATGAACATGGGTTGGGAAGGCACAACACTTAAGCAAGAAGTTTACAAAGAAGCGTTCCGTAAAGATGACGCTGGCGCTTTTGTGAACCCAACCGCTATTACCCGTGCTAAAGCATCAAATGATTATTTGACCGTTGCCAAGATTGGTAAATCATATTTCAGCACCGTAGCCGACGACACAATCCAAGGTGTTCTAACTGGTGGGGTGGCACAACAAGATGTTGAGCGTCAACAGCGTGAACTAGCCAAAACAAAATACAGTCACCTATCTAATTTAATAGAACAAGGTTTTACAATGGAACAATTGTCGTCTTCTTTCAAAGACCAGACAGCACGAATCCTAGAAAAAGACCCTAACGCTATTGACATGAGTCAGTCTGATTATGAACAAGCCTTTAACTTCGGTGAAGAAGGAAAGAAGCGCATGATGTCTAGCGGTGAGTGGGAAATCAAACTACGCTCCGACCCTCGCTACAACTGGGGTTCCACACAGAACGCCAAGGATGAGGCTCGTCGTCTTTCGGCTAGTATTTCTCAAGCCTTTGGAAAGGTTATCTAATGGACGAGACAGCATTTGACATTATCAAAAAAACCCTAGAGTATTACGGTTTAAAGGATGCAGCGTTTCTTAAAGAAGTGGGAACACTTTTCACAAGTAAAGTCATTACTGACAAATCAACCATTGACGACATTGGGGTTGCAATGCAGAACAGCCCTGCATTTGCCGAACGCTTCCCCGCCAACAAAATCCTAAAAGATGCAGGCAAGGGACAAAAGTCCGTGTCGGAATACTTGTCTTTGGAATCAAGTTACAAAAGCATACTTTCTTCTTCTGGTATGCCTCCAGGTTTTTATGATGACCCGAAAGATTTTCAAAACTGGATAGCCAACGACACATCCCCGCTTGAAATCCAAGGTCGTGTTGAACAAGGTTACCAAGCAGTAAACAACGCCAGCCCTGAAGTCGTAGCACAATTTGAGCGTTTGTATGGAGTTGGCAAAGGTGACCTTGCTGCCTACTTCATTGACCCAGAACGAGCAAAGCCAACCTTTGACAGATACCAAGCCCAGCGTGAAGCCCGTGCAGCCGTAGTAGCCAGCCAAGCCCAACAGCAAGCCAACATCGCACTCACGGCACAACAATCTGAAGAACTGGTACGAGCAGGCGTAGAAACACAACAGCAAGCACAGGCTGGATTCATGGACATCCAAAACCAGCAAGAACTATTTGCCACGACAACTGCTGAAGCAGCAGCAGGTCAACAAGCCATCACTCAAGAACAACAAATCGCTGGCACCTTCGGAACCAACGCTGCTGCTCGTCAAGCCATTGAAGCCCGCAAACGGAAACGCACCGCACAATTTCAACAGGGTGGTTCACTCCTTGCCAGTCAAACAGGCAACATAGGTTTAGGCACAGTAGGGCAGTAGCACAGTACAAAACATTGTGCTAACTTAAGTCTTGACCCCGATGGGGAGACATTGCTGACAGCCCCCCTAGTTAGCGATTGTAAAACGGGGTGTAAATATGTAGCCATCACAGCCCTCCGTTGTGATGTGGACTTAAGGAGAGTGCCATATGTCAAACTTTGAAGATGATTTCAACGAAGACGACTACGACCAGCCAGCATCTGAAACGAACCCAGTTCGTGCAAGGATGAAGCAACTGGAAAAGGAAGCCAAAGAACTACGCAAACAAGTTGCAGAGTTCGCAGTAACCCAACGAGAGTTGGCTTTTGCAAAAGCAGGGATAGACCCCGCTTCACCACAAGCCAAGTATTTCGTTAAAGGATACGACGGTGACTTAACCCCAGAAGCAATCAGGGCAGCCGCAGAAGAAGCACAACTGATTACACCCCAACCTGTCCAGGTAGACCCAGACAAGGCAGCATGGCAGCAGTCCAATAGGATTGCCGCTGGAGCCGAAACTGCATCTGAAGGACCATCTTGGGTTAAACGAATCAGGGACGCATCGTCAGCAGAAGAAATTTCTAACATTTTTGCAGAGGCACAAGCCCAAGGTGTCAACCTTGGTTAACCAAACCCCCCTCTAAAATTTAAGGAAAAACCCAAATGGCTGATTATTACGCAGCAGAAACAGGCACCTCCAACCTCAATGTTGACCAGGTTGCCTTTGAGAAGTTGGCATATTTTGCCCTTCGTCCAGAAATGTACTTTGACCAGTTCGCAGATGTTCAAGCAACAAACGCAACTAACCCAGGTGCATCCGTTAAGTTCACAGTCTTCGCAGACCTTGCAGCAGCAACCACTGCTCTTGGTGAAGCAGAAGATGTAACTCCAGTCGCAATGAGCGACGCACAAGTTACTGTGACCCTTGAAGAATACGGTAACGCAACGGTAACAACCGCTAAATTGCGTGCTTCATCCTTCCTCCCTGTGGACCCAGTAGCCGCTAACGCTGTTGGTTACAACGCTGGTTTGTCAATTGACACCATCGCTCGTAACGCTGTCCAGGCTGGAACAAATGTTATTTACGCAACGGGTGGTACAGATACCGCTACGGCTCGTGTTGACATGGATGTTGATGACACCCTTACCGCTAAAGACATCCGTCGTGCAGTGGCTCAATTGCGTGGAGCGAATGTTCCAACAATTGGTGGCAACTATGTCGGTTTCATCCACCCAGATGTTTCCTACGACCTTCGTAGCATTACAGACGCATCAGGTTGGCGTGACTCATACAAGTACACCAACGCAATGCCTCTTTACAACGGTGAAATTGGTATGTTTGAAGGCGTTCGCTTCATGGAGTCCGCTCGTGCTCCAATCTTTGCAAACGCTTTCAACGGTGCAGGTGCCGCTGGTACAGGTGACTCATACGGAACCCTCATTATGGGACAGCAGGCTCTTGCCAAGGCTGTATCTATGGGTGGCGAGTATGGCGCACAGCCAACAATCGTGTACGGAACAGTTACAGACCTCTTGCAGCGTTTCCGTCCAGTTGGTTGGAAGCACTTCGTTGGTTACGCAGTATTCCGTCAGGAAGCACTTCGTCGTATTGAATCTGCTTCAAGCATCGGTTCAAACGCCGCCTAATTCCCGACAAGGAATTGCGAAAGCCCCTGCCGAAAGGTGGGGGCTTTTGCTATTCTTAAGACATGACTACCTTCAGACCACCCACAGACAACTATGTGAACTGGGCTTTACCTGGTGAGCGTGGCATCCTTGCTGTCTTAAGACCTGGAAGGCGTGGACGCAATGTGTTCAAAATGAATGACGGTTCGTTCACTGAGTTCCAACCATCAGAACAAGAAGATGTTGCTATCACCTACCACGGTGGTCATGTCCATACGATTGATGCCACAGAAGAAGCAGACCTGCGGGCTGCGGGATACGGAGACTACATTGAAGCATAGGGAAACACATCCAGGTTTGGATGTTGAGGGTTGTTTCGGATGCCGAGTAGCGGGGGTTCAGATGGGGTCTAACTCCACCACCACCAAAGGTGAATCAGTTGCGTCTATTAACCAGAGGGAAAAGAACTGGTCTAAAGATATGCCTGCATATAAGCGTTTACGGGCTGAAGGTTTGCAACCTAAAACGATTGACGGATGCCATGCTGTTGAGCAGTTGGCTACTTCTCGCCATCAAATTGAAGGAACGCCAGCACCTCTTTAGTGCTATTATCTAGGCTGTATGGCTCAACCCGCTGACCAAGACCTAACCATCACTCGTGGTGATACTGAGACCCTCGTTGTGACTATCACGACTGACGGGTCTACGGCTGTTGACATTACTGGTCGCACCTACGCATCTCAGATTCGCAGCCAGCAGGACTCCACCACTATCAAGGCTTCGTTTACTTGCACGGTTACTTCTGCTGCCACAGGTCAAGTCACTTGTGTCTTAAGTGCGACATCTTCGGCTACTTTGTCTGCTGGGCTTTACTTCTGGGATTTGCAGGAAACCGCTTCAGGTGTTGTCTCTACTATCTTGTCAGGCAATGTCACGGTTCTTGCTGATGTGACGAGGTAGCAATGGCTACCACCCTTATCACGGTTAATCGTGGCGGTTCATCTTTAGCCACTTACTTGATTGCTGTTACTCGTACTACTGAAACTGTTGGTGCGCTTGCTACTCCTGCTGTTACCGCTACAACGGTTGATGCTCTTATCACTGTTGTTTCTTCTGTAAATACAGGTCCTCAGGGGGCGACTGGTCCTACTGGTCCTCAGGGTATTCAGGGTGTTACGGGTCCTACGGGCGCACAGGGTGTAACTGGACCTACTGGTCCCACAGGGGCGGCTAGTACCGTAACAGGACCAACTGGAGCGACTGGTGCTGCAAGCACCGTTACAGGTCCTACGGGTCCGACAGGAGCCGCCTCAACGGTTACAGGTCCCACTGGAGAAACTGGACCAACTGGAGCGACTGGTGCTGCCTCAACAGTGACAGGTCCTACGGGTCCAACAGGTCCTACAGGTGCTGCATCTACGGTGACTGGTCCTACAGGCTCGCAAGGACCGACGGGACCTACAGGTCCACAAGGAGTGACTGGTCCTACGGGTGCGCAGGGACCGATTGGTACACAAGGACCACAAGGGGTTATTGGTAACACGGGTCCTACAGGTTCACAAGGACCGACAGGACCAACAGGTTCTACAGGTCCAACAGGTGCCGACTCTACTGTCACGGGTCCTACAGGTTCTACAGGTCCGACTGGACCAATAGGTGTCACTGGTCCGACAGGTGCTGCTTCTACCGTTACAGGACCTACTGGACCGACAGGTCCACAAGGACAGTCGTCAAGTTTTTATGACTACAGAATTGACACAGGCACAACAAGTGGTAACCCTGGTACTGCCAGGATTGCGTATAACAACGCAACTCAAATATCTGCGACACGGTTACAGATAAACCACATTGATGTTGATGGTTACGACATTGACTTGTTTCTTGGTTTATTAAAACCAAACGATACTGTTTATATTCAAGACGCAAATAACTCTGCTAACTTCCAAAAGTTTACTGTTAGCGCAACGATTACGGATTACGGAAACTCTTATCTTGATGTTCCTGTTTCTTATGTTTCTAGCGGTGGTACAGGCACAACAAACTTTGCTAATAACCACAATGTTCTTTTAGTTATTGCCAACATCGGACCTACGGGTCCGACAGGGGCAACAGGTGCAGCGTCTACTGTTACGGGACCTACTGGTGCAACTGGACCTACGGGTCCTACAGGGGCAACTGGTGGCACTGGTGCGGCTTCTACTGTCACTGGACCAACTGGACCTACAGGTGCCGCTGGCGGTGCTGGAGCAGATGGGGCTACTGGTCCTACAGGTGCGCAAGGACCCACAGGCTCACAAGGCACACAAGGTATTCAAGGAAACGCAGGAGCCACAGGACCTACTGGTCCCACGGGTCCGACAGGAGCAACAGGTCCGACAGGGACAACAGGAACTTTCTCTACCGCCCAAACAGTCAATACACAAACAGGAACGACATACACATTACTAACAGCGGACCTAGGAAAAATGGTTACATTAAGCAACGCTTCGGCTGTGACCGTAACTGTTGGTACTTCTACTGGAGCCACTGCTGGACAAAGCATTGATTTGTTAAGTCTTGGTGCTGGTCAAGTAACGGTTTCTGCTGGTGGTGCAACGCTTGTTGGTACGCCAGGGTTGAAATTACGAACCCAGTATTCAAGTGCGGCTTTGTTTTGTATTGGCTCTAACAGTTTTGTTCTCATTGGCGATTTGAGCGCATAATGCCCATCCGTCGTGGAGTGTTCGGTGGT